TGTATAAATTGGAGCAAAAAAATGTCTTCGTCTAGTAATAATAAAACAACAGCAAATCCGTTGCCAAACATAGCGCAATTAATACGAAAAGAATTTCAAGAACAAAGTGCGCAAAAATTTTTAAATAGCACAAATTTGTCAAATGGTAATTCTAGAAAAAACATGATGAGTTCAGATCAAGAAGTAGAAATACCAGATTTTCCCAAATTGGCCTCTATGGAAAGCACAAGGTCTATTCGCAAAAATATTTCGGAAACAAAAAAAAATGATCCAGAAGACCCTTCTTCTTGGGAAAGTAAGCCAGAAGAAGAAGATGGCATTTCTGCGATAGAACCATCTGGGTCTATTTATGACGCAATGCCAGACGGCACCCCAGGTGAAGAACCAATGAGCCCGGAGGAGTCTGCGTTACAACTTGCTCTTGCGATCAGAAAAGGGCATGAAAAAGGAAAGCCAGATGTTGATTGGCATCTTGTTAAAGTATTATATGTGTATGGCGGGTGGAGTTACGACAGAATAAGCTCTGAATGCAATATATCATATTCTCTTGTAAGGCTGTATGGAAGAAAAGGGCGGTGGGTAGATGCGAGAAATTCGTATAGGGCCGAACAAGCCCAAGCCATTGCAGAAAAATTAGCGTTAGAAGAAAACCGTCTTAGAGACTGGCAAGTTATGAAAAGAAGACAAGCCGGGATCGACGGGTTGTCGTGGTTTACAAAAGCTGTTGCGAATTTAAGAGATGAGGCCAGCCCTGAGAGTTTGGCAAAACTTGGCGGCTTATTGGACAGAATGCTGTCGTCAGTAACTGGACTTTCTCCCGTAGAGCAGGCTGCTGGAGCAGCAGTAAACGTGCGTGTAGAAAACAATGTTGCGACATTTCCGTATGCCCCAAATTCTCCTCAAGCCAAATTAGCGGCAGTTTGGGAAAAAAAACCAGAAGAAACTGACCAAGATCACACAATTCGTATTGCGTATGTAATAAAAGATTTGTATTTAGAATGTGAAAGAGCTGGACTTTATTCATCATTAATTTTAGATGAAGAGTCAAAACGGCAGTCAAAATTAAGAAATAGACTTGGCATTGAAGAATGAGCGCCACGTCTGTTGTGCAGAATATACCTGCGCCTATCGAATTAGAAGATGGTTTGAGAAAATGGAGAATACAACGCACAATTAATGACCCATTTGAATTTGGCAGAATATATTTTCCAAAATACTGGTTTCAAAAATCTCCAGATTTTCACAAAGAAATTATTGATCTTGCCACAAAAAATGATTTGGAAGAATGGAAAGGAAAAGAAAACCTTAATACTCTTGTATTAGCTGCCCCAAGAAATCATAGCAAGAGCACATTGATTACATTTCTTTATGTTATTTGGTCATTAGTTACTCAAAGAAAATTTTTCGTGGTTATTATTTCTGATATTGCGAGAATTTCCGTTTCTCACACCAGAAATATTAAAGAAGAGTTCGAAAGCAATGAGCGTTTGTGTAGTGACTGGGGAATTGTTTTAGGCAAAGATTGGGATTCTCTCGACGGAACATCACGAGGAGAAAAAGAAAAATGGACAGACGAAGAGTTTGTTATTGGATTTAAAAAGTGGGATTCTTCAAAAAAGCAATGGAGTGCACAATTGGATGATCGTGCAAAAATTCTTGCGAGAATGGCGAACAATCCACTAAGAGGAATACGATTTGGATATAGAAGACCAGATCTTGTTATTGCTGATGATTTAGAAAATGACGAACTTGTAGACACTCCGGTTCAAAGACAAAAATTGGCCAATTGGTGGGATAGTGCTGTAGAGCCAATGATTGAACCGCCGCCTAAGGGGCAAATCATTTTAGTCGGCACCATTCTTCATTATGGATCTCTTTTAAATCAAATGCTTCAAAGAAATGATCTTTATGTAACAAGAAGGTATCAAGCAATAGTTACAGTAGAAAATGAAAACAAAGAAAAAATTCAGGCACCCCTATGGCCTGAACGTTTCACTATGGAAAGACTTATCGACTTAAAAAAGAAAAATGGTTTAGCATTTCAAAAAGAATATATGAATGACCCGAGAGATGATGTTACGAGAACATTTAGAAGCTCTTGGATTCAGTGGTATGATGCAAATGATTTAACATATAAACCTATGTCAAAACGTTGGTTTTTTAGAGGAAAACCAATGCTTTTTTACTCTGGCGTTGACTGGTCGGTCGGAAAAGATGACGCAAGCGATTATTTTGCTATGGTAATGATAGGGAAAACGAATGATAATGAAATAATAATTTTTGATGTTGCGTCCGAAAAAACAGATGTCGCCAATCAAGTAAATAGAATTATTTTACAAAACCAATCATATAAAATTGAAATGAATGGCATCGAAGGAAATGGTTTCCAACACGTTCTAATTCAGCAGGTTCTTAGAAAATCAATGATTCCTATTAGAGAAATAAAGCATTTGTCCCGCAATAGAAAACAAATAAGAATTGAAGGCATGTCTACTTTTTTTGAACAGGGTAAAATATTTATGAGAAAATGCACCGAAAGAGAAGCCAAAAAACACCCAGACACTGGACTTCCTATTGAAGAATATGGATATAATTACGACGAAACCCGAATGGCAATAGTTCACCCAGCCTTTTGGGAATTATACGAACAATTAATGACATATCCTAGATCAGAAAATGATGATATTTTAGATTCTTTGGAAATGGCACTAGAAACTTCTCGCCAAAACAAAAGGGCTTTTGAAGAAATTTTAATGATATAAGGACTAAATAATGCTTGTTGATATGAACGGTCTTCCAATGAAGCCCACGTCTGAAGACTTGGCTCCGAAAAATGTTTTTAGCCCAGAACGTCAAAACCTTGCGAGGGCAAATGAAGAACGTCGCCGTGGCCAATGGTTTTCAAACTATGGGCCGTCTGTGGCAAACATTGCGCTTGCACCTGGCACAATTCGCAAGCCCCTTGACACTCCTCCGTTTGGAACATTAAGAGCTTTGGCAAGGGAAAGTTTAATTGATCAAGCCATTATCTCCAGAAGAATTGAAGACATAAAAGGACTTTCGAGAAAAGTCAGTGTGCCCGGAAAACAACGAGGATGGAGAGTCGTTCACAAAAGATTTGATGATCCCAACTTTGATTCAAGCGATAGCAACGTTGAACGTCGATGCCTTGAAATGGAACAACTTCTTCAAAACCCAAATAAAACATACCACAAAACACTTCGAGATTTTTTGACCGTGGCAGTACAAGAAGAATTAATTATTGATCGTCGAGCAATGGTTATTAGAAAAAATTCCTATGGTCAGCCGACTGATTTTTATTTATTGCCCGGGGATACAATTTTGCCAGTTCTTTATGTATTAATGCCATGGATGACAAAACGAGGCATTACCAACGAACGAGTTGCCCGAATGATGCTAAGTGAAGAATGGTCATCAAAATCTGGCATAACTATTGATATTACAAATGCGGCGTATGTTCAAGAAGTTGATGGACAAATTGTTGGAGCGTGGACACAAGACGAAATTGATGTTGAGTGGGTTCACCCATCTGGTGAATTAAATCGCTGGGGATTTGGCACATCTCTTCTTGAACAATCAATGCAAGCAACTCTTTTACTTTTAAATATGTTT